GTATGAGGACTGCTAAGGAGGTGATAAGTGGCTGTGACCCGAGTAACGCGTGATGCGCTAGATCAAATACTGAAGGGCGAAATTAAAGAAAACGAGACGATCGTTCTGAAATTCTATTCTAACGAGTGCCACATGTGCCATAGTCTGAGTAGCTATTTTGTTGATATTTCGGAAAAGCAAGAATACGAAAACTTGCACTTTTTCGCCTACAACATTGATGATTATCCAGAAATTGAACAAATTTTGAGATTTAAAGGCGTGCCTACTATATTTGTAATACACACAAACATAGGAAACAGAAGACCGAAGGTTGTTTTAATGCCTGAGCCCGAGAAGCCCAATGATGCGACTTGGTATAGGGCAACTGATATATGTAATTTTATTACGCGTGAGGCACTGTGATTAAAACTTTATCATACGACGATGTACTGCTTGTCCCACAGTATTCAGATGTTCGTTCTAGAACCGAGGTTTCTTTAGAAAGCGATTTAGGAAATGGCTTAGTCCTAAGTTCTCCTGTACTCTCATCACCGATGGATACAATATCCGAGGCGCCTATGGCCACCGCAATGGGATGTTTTGGAGGGGCAGCAATTGTCCACAGATATAACAGCATCCAAGATCAGTGTAGAATTATTACAATGTCACACGAAACCGCGGCTATTAAGATTAATGTCGGAGGCGCCGTTGGCATATCTGACGATTTCTTGCTAAGGGCCACAATGTTGATTAATGCGGGCGCAACCTTTTTATGTGTTGATGTGGCCCACGGCCACCATATTCTAATGAAAGAAGCCCTAACGGCCCTCAGAGAAGAAGTCGGCCCAGACTTCCATATTATGGCCGGCAATGTGGCTACCCTAGAGGGGACTAATGATCTGGCCGATTGGGGTGCTGATAGCGTACGCTGCAACATCGGCGGCGGCTCAATCTGCTCCACCCGAGTACAGACTGGTCATGGCATGCCCGGGCTCCAGACTATATTTGAGTGTGCCAAGACCGATCGCGATGTAGCGATTATCGCTGACGGCGGCCTCAAAAATTCCGGCGATATGGTGAAGGCCTTGGCCGCCGGCGCCGATGCTGTGATGTGTGGTTCCGTGTTTTCCGGCACTGATGAAACACCGGGCAAGGTTATCGAAGAAAGAGATGGCAGCAGGTGGAAGATGTATCGAGGCATGGCCTCCAAAGAAGCCCAACTTAATTGGAGAGGGAGATATTCATCGCACGAAGGCGTCTCGGCGCGTGTGCCATACAGAGGGAGCGTAAATAAGCTTCTAGAAGATATCGCAAGAGGTATGCGCTCAGGCCTTTCTTATAGCGGCGCCAGGAATATTTCAGAATTGCAGTCAAAAGCACATTTCGTGATTCAAACTAGCGCCGGATTGGGAGAAAGTAGGACCCACATTCTCAACAGAGTATGGTGAATTATGTCCAACAACATTGATTATGGTAAAAATAGTAAAAGAATAATTTTCACAGACACAGATCACAGGCATACTCAGCTAATATTGAAATTGAAGAATGATGGTATGACGCAAGCAAAATTTTTTAGAACCCTGATCACCGGATATTTATCAGATGACGAAGGAATAAGAAGTTACATTGTAAATTCGGGCGATTTGTCAAAGCAAAAGAAACAAAGAAACGCCAAGCTGCGAAAAAAGGGTCACGACATTACCCAAGATCTGGGGTTGTCAAATGATCAGGTGGAGGGCATCTTTGATCTTATTTCCGAGGAGTTTCCAGACTTATGAGAGGCGATGGATTATTACAATGCAGCCGAACATGCTTAAAAAAGAAAAGAAAATGCCTCAAAACCGAGTGTAAATATTTTATAGACTATAAGAATGAATACAACTGTAGCTTAATATCAGTCCACAAAAATGGTCGCATGACCCTTAGAGAAGTTGGAGATAGGCTGCGGATATCATTCGCAAGAGTTAAACAAATAGAGAGTGCCGCCTTAAAGAAAATTAAAAATACAGATTTATTTTCTTTCAAAGATTTGGGATAATCGTTTGTAAGGCACTATTTACTCTAGAATTTCATTAATGAAAAGGAGAAATTTAATGTCCCGCAAAACTTTACTTACTGAGGCTGAGGTTCGTCAGTTTCTTAAACTTGCAAACATCGGACCGGTAGGTGATGTCAAACTGAGCGAAATGTACGGCATCGAAGAAGAATTGCCCCCCGAAGAAGAAGACCCCATGGCCATGGGTGATGCTGAAATGGATATGGGCGATGCTGAACTGGATATGGATGATGCCGGCGACGAACTAGAAGATGTCGAAGGCGATTTGGGTGCCGAAGGCGGCGAAGGCCAAATGGTTTCCGTCGATGACTTCTTGTCTGCTCTCGAAGGCGCGCTTGAAGATGTCCTAGGTGACGAAGTTACTGTTGACTCCGATGAAGAAGAGCCTGAAATGGACGCTGACCTTGAAGGTGGCGAAGATGACATGGCAATGGACATGGCGCCAGAAGAAGAGCCCATGGATGAAGAGCCTCCCGGTATGCGCTACGAAAATTCCGAGGAAGATGTTGTCAACGAAGTCGCACGCCGTGTTGCTGCGCGCCTTCAACAGAAAGAAAATAAAGAAAACATGGTTGATCAGTTGGCTGAGAAAATCATGCAAAGAATCACATCTAAGTAATTGACAAAGTCACTACAAGATGATATAATAACCACTGTACGCAGTGGTTATTTTTTTGGAGGATGCTATGAGCACATGGTGGCTGTACGCTTTGGTCTTTATATTTGGCTATGTAACCTGTAAGACCTTTTATTTTTTTCGTGCTAGCAGAATAAGTCTATCGCTTTTGCTTTATTCACAAGTGATATATTTGTCTTCGATGGTTAAAATTCTTGAAAGCCTCCTTTATACTAAGTCTTTTGTAAGCGGCCTCCGGCGAAGCGCGAAAGAAATGAGCCCAGTTTGCAACGAAATTGATAAAAAGGTAGACGCAGAAATAGCTATTTTAAAGAATAATTCAATAAATTACCTAATTAATGTACACCCAGAGTTTTACAGAGAAAGCTTAAAATTTGATGATTGGGACTCGTCGCTCCGCTTCCTCAGAGATAAAAAAGAAGAGGCATTTAATTTTTGGAAACACGATAGTGATTGATAAAATAAAAAAACTAATAGAGAGTCTTTCCCCTGCCACGCAAGATACCAAGGGGCCTACTATAATTTCTGCTGAAGAGCAAGAACAAATACTTCAAGAATTGCTCGGCGCCACGCCACGCGAGCCAGACATGCGATTGCTTGGTCTTTTTACTGAGGTAGTAGACGAGAAAGTTGCAGAGCTTGTTCATGCGCTGTTATATTTAGATGAACTCAACAAGGTGCGCAACGAACAAAAGCCCATCGGATTTTATGTATGCACATATGGAGGCGCCGCCGACGATATGTTTGCGCTCTATGATGTGATGCGACAAGTAAGAGAAACTACTGAGATTCACACTGTCGGGATGGGTAAGGTTATGTCCGCCGGCGTATTGCTTTTAGCCGCCGGTACCAAGGGCAAAAGAAAGATCGGCAAGTATTGCAGAGTAATGATACACTCAGTTGTGGGTGGCGGCCATGGCTCACTTCCCAACCTTGCGAACGAGATGGAGGCAATCCAGCAGATCCAGAAAGATTACATTGAAGCCATTGTCGCAGAAACTTCCATGACTAAGAAAAAACTTAAAGGCCTTTTGGAGCGCAAGGTAAATGTTTATTTATCTGCGGAAGAAGCAGTCGAATTGGGAATCGCCGACATAATTATTTAGAGGAAAGAGAATGTCAAATTTTATGAAAGATATGTTTATTGAAGTGAGGGAAAAAGATGAAACAATTTCACCGCTTACCGAACTAGAACAAATGATAGCGTCTGTCAGCGAAGTGCTTTATGGCGCCACCGTAATCGAAGAAGCTGAGGCACAAGAGGGCTTTAGCGTCCGACTGTCGATGCCCAGGTTAACTCCAAACGAAGCTTGGGGAGATCCCAGCAGCCAATCAAGGAAAGATGTCGACAGAATCTTCGCCTCTATCACCAGACAAGATAGTATTAAAGCCCGAATTGACCATGTTAACAGCTTCGCAGATCCCGCTCGCGCAAAGCGAAAGGGAACCGGAAAAAGATTTAACACCATTTTAAACATGATGATGATTCTCGAAGCGCTCCAAGCGTGCCTTAACGACTACAGCGAGTCATCTGCGGGTTTTGTTTTTGAAGGCTTTATGGCTGCTGTCACGGGCGGTAAGCAGATTTCTGGTCGTGTCGGTGGAACTCTGCCTATCGAAGACTTTGTTACGGGCGATGGTGCTCCTGTCAGCCTTAAGCTGCTGAGTCCTAAGACAGACATTCACGGTAGCTTCACCAACCTCGTTGATTACTTGTTTATTCGCGGCGGCGCCGGCGAAAATGGAATCAAATACTTAATTGGGCGTAAAAACAAGGAAGGCGACAATGTTAATAAGCTGATGCTGTTTGAATTCGTGATCAGTCGTCAAAACTTTGTGGATATTATGTTAGTTACCGGCAATCAAGATCTCCTTGGTAATCAAGCCGAGAACATTAAAGCTCTCGCTCAATCTTGGAAGGGTACCCCGGATCAAATAATCGCGATGCGAAAATATCTTTTGGACCCGTCGACGGGTTATAACGACACCTTGGGAATGTTTAAAAAGAATGTAGACGATCAAGGCACTTTTGATCCTGCAGCCAGCAAGCCCAAAGATCCTGCTGTAAGACAAGCAGATTATAAGAAAGAAAAGTCAAGAGCAGAGAGATTCGATGCCCGGGCCCAAGGCAAGGCTGATGCTGAAGCCGGCAAAGAGCCTGATTTTGAAAGCTGGCTCGCAACAAGACCCGAACTGAAAGAGCCTGAACAGAAGAGCACACTAAACAAAGCACGAAAAACCTACAACGCTGGCTATGCTGAGGGTCAGCCCGAAGAGCCCGAACAAATCGCAGAGTCTTATTTTGGAGAATTCCACGAAAGAGAGAAGCTTATGATGGAACAAGAGCGCCAGCTTATGGAAGCCAGGGGTGGCACCGGCGGCAAGCAGTGGAA